GATGACAAGCGCAAGTTAAAGCGCCAGCACTTTGTGCAGTACACATACGTCCCCGGTTTTGGTGCTTATGGTCTAGGTTTGATTCACTTGATCGGTGGCTACGCCCGTGCTGGTACGTCCCTGATTCGACAACTTGTTGATGCGGGCACACTGAGTAACTTGCCCGGCGGCCTTAAAGCACGCGGCTTGCGTATCAAGGGAGATGACACGCCGATCAACCCCGGTGAGTTCCGTGATGTAGATGTGCCGTCAGGTTCAGTGCGTGACAACATCATGCCCCTGCCGTACAAAGAGCCAAGTCAAGTTTTGGCGGGGTTGCTTGACCGCATAACAGAAGAAGGCCGTCGTCTGGGTTCTATTGCTGATATGAACATCAGCGATATGTCTGCTAACGCACCTGTCGGTACAACGCTAGCTCTCTTGGAGCGTCAGCTCAAGACAATGTCTGCAGTTCAGGCTCGTGTTCACTACAGCATGAAGCAAGAGTTTCAGCTCCTGCGTGACATCATTCGTGATCACACTCCGCCAGAGTACAGCTTCGATCCAGTTGAGGGTGATAGAAAAGCGAAGCAAGCTGACTACGACATGGTGTCAGTGATTCCTGTGTCAGATCCCAACAGTGCAACGATGGCTCAGCGCATCATGCAGTATCAGGCTGTGATTCAGTTGGCTCAAGGTGCTCCACAGATCTATGACTTGCCGCAACTTCACAGACAGATGATCGAGGTGCTTGGCATCAAGAACGCAGATAAGTTAGTGCCCATTGATGATGACCAGACCCCACGCGACCCCGTGTCGGAGAACATGTCGTTCCTGACTGGTAAACCTACAAAAGCGTTCATCCACCAAGACCACGATGCACACATTGCTGTTCATACCAGCATGATGCAGGACCCCATGATCATGGGCCAGATTGGTCAGAGCCCTATGGCTCAGCAGATGCAGGGCGCGATCATGGCCCACGTTGCGGAGCACTTGGCGTTCTCGTACCGTCAGAAAGTTCAAGAGCAGTTGGGTGCAACATTGCCAGCACCAGATGCACAGCTTGATAACAACGTTGAAGTGCAGGTGTCTAAACTTGTGGCGCAGGCCGCGACGCAGCTCTTGCAGATGGATAAAGCCAAGGCAGCTCAGCAGCAAGCGATGGCGCAGGCTCAAGATCCGATCATTCAGATGCAGCAAGCTGAACTGCAGATCAAGAAACAAGAAGCTGATATCAAAGCGCTTAAGGTCAAGGGTGACTTGCAGCTCAAGGCTGAAGAGTTGTCACTCAAGGCACAAGAGAGCGCAGCTAGAGTTGGCGAGGATCCAGCGTTGGCTGCGATGCGACTACAGCAAGAGATTGCTCAAGCGCAAGAGTTGCATGCTCTAGAGATGGCGGCTAAACAGATGGAGTTGCAGCAAGCGCAAGCTCAGCAACAACAACAGATGATGATGCAACAAGCTCAGGCGCAGCAGAAGATGGCTCACGGCGGGCAAGTGCATCAGCAGAAGCTGGCTCACGGCGGGCAAGTTCATGCCCAGAAACTAAGTCACGCTGAAGAAGCCGCGAGAAGAGCTGCGATGCAGCAGAACAAACCTACGAAAAAGGATGAATGATGGCTAATTTGCTTGAAGTGTTGAACGGGAAGCTTGAGGAACACGTCAAGCAGTTGGTCGATGTTGTAAGTGCTGGTGGAGCTAAATCCCACGATCACTACAAAGAACTGTGCGGGACTATCCGAGGTCTGCAAACCGCGCAGTATGAACTTGCTGACCTCGTGCGTAAAACTAAGGAATATGAAGATGACTGAATTTGATGTTAGTGCGGTTGATCTAAGCGGTGTGCTCAACACCTCCGCCGAAGAGAAAGCCAAACAAGTGCCGGATCCAGCGACGTACCACATCCTGTGTATGTTGCCCAAGGCAGAAGAAGAGTTTAGCGAGACTGGTATTTTAAAGTCCGCTACAGCTATGTACCACGAGGAGCTTCTATCCCCCGTGTTGTTTGTTGCGAAGATTGGCCCTGATGCGTTCAAAGACGAGAAACGTTTTCCATCTGGCCCAAGCTGTAAAGTTGGTGACTTTGTGTTAGTACGTCCTAACACCGGAACCCGCATGAAGATTCATGGTACAGAGTGGAGACTCATCAATGATGACTCCATTCAGGCTGTTGTGCAAGACCCCCGTGGTATCCAACGCCCTAACTAAGGAGTAAATCATGGCCGAAAGAGAAGAATTTAAATTCCCTGACGAAGTTAACAAGGAAGAAGCGAAAGCTGACGACAAAGTTGAGTTTGAAGTCGAGGGGGAAAACAAACCGGTTATAGAAGTCGTAGACGACACGCCCCCCGAAGATCGTGGTCGCAAACCTATGACTGAACCTCCTAAAGAGGTGACAGATGAGGAGTTGGCCAAGTACGACGAGAGTGTACAAAAGCGCATCAAGCACTTTACCAAGGGTTATCACGAAGAACGTCGCGCAAAAGAGACAGCGGAACGTGAAAAAGACGAAGCTATTCGTTTAGCGCAATCCGTGCTTGAGGAGAACAAAAAACTCAAGGGGTCTGTTAATCAGAACCAGACTGCACTATTAGAGCAAGCCAAGAAAGTAGTGTCTAGCGAAGTAGAAAACGCTAAGCGCATGTACAAAGAAGCTTACGAATCTGGTGATTCTGATAAGTTAGTTGAGGCGCAGGAAGCCCTCACTACTGCAAAAATTCGCGCAGATAAGGTAAATAATTTTAAACCAACCCCTTTACAGGAAGAAGAAACTCCTGTACAAATCACTCAACAGCCCACCAGAGCTGCGCCAGTTGATGAAAAACTACTTGCATGGCAAGACCAAAATCAGTGGTTTGGAAGCAACAAGCGAATGACAGCCTATGCCCTAGGCTTACATGAAGATTTGGTAGGTGAAGGAATACCAAGTGGCAGTGATGAATACTATAGACGTATCAATACTGACATTAGGGAAAGATTCTCGGATCAGTTTGGAGCCGAAGAGTCCGTTGATGCGAAACCTCAACGCACTAAGTCCAACGTTGTTGCACCTGCAACCCGTAGCACAGCGCCTAAAAAGATCGTGCTTACGCAGACACAGGTGAATATCGCCAAGCGGTTGGGAGTTCCGTTGGAACTATACGCCCGTAAGGTTGCTGAAGAAATGAGGAAATAATTATGGAAAAATCTAACCGTATGACACGCGAACTTGATACACGCGAAAAGATGGAGCGCCCAAAACAATGGATGCCCCCTCAACTTCTGCCTGATCCTACTCCGGAAGCAGGCTATGCGTATCGCTGGATCAGGATTGCCTCGTTAGGGAAAGACGACGCCACCAATATTTCCGGTAAGTTACGCGAAGGCTGGGAACCCGTTAGGGCTTCTGACCACCCTGAGATTCGTATGTTTGGTTCTGACGGCAATGCCAAGTTTCCTGACAGCGTTCAAGTGGGCGGTTTGTTGCTTTGCAAAACACCTGTGGAGCTTACTGAACAGCGCAATGCGTACTACCGCAATCAAGCGGAAGCACAAATGCAGTCAGTAGACAACACTTACATGCGCGAGAATGATCCGAGGATGCCTATGTTCAAAGAACGTAAGTCCACGGTCACTTTCGGAAAAGGTACTTAATTTTTTTGGAGACTTAAATGTCAACTACCAATGCTCCCTATGGGCTACGTCCCATTAATCGTAACGATGGCATGCCTTATGCTGGCGCTACGAGTCAGTTCCTGATTGACCCAGCAGGTCTTGCGTCCAACTTGTTCTATGGCCAAGTTGTTCTCATTAATGCAGACGGTTATATCGCTTTGTCCACCGCTACTGGCGCAGACTTAACTACCAACAACCTTGGTGGCTCTAGTCTTGGTGCTTGGGGCGTTTTTGTTGGTGCTTCATACATCAACGCACAAGGCCAGCAGATTTACGGTCAGTACTATCCCTCCGGCACAACCGGCGTGGTGACTGCATACGTTATCACTGACCCTAACGTGACTTTCCAAGCTCAATTGGATGGTCAAGTTACTCAAGCTGCCCTTGGCGCAAACACTTTCTTTGCTGCTGCTCAGTCTACTTCTACAGGTTCTACCCGTACAGGTAACTCTACCAGCGCCTTGGAAAGCACAGTAGTTACTACTGCCGCTGCGTTTAAGATTATTGGTTTCGCTTCCCCATTGACCGATACTTACACTGAAGTGTTTGTTAAGTTCAATCCCGGCGCTTCCGCTTTCACTAACGCCGTTGGCATCTAAGGAGCTAAATCATGGCTATTTCACGCGCACAACTGCTCAAAGAATTACTCCCCGGCTTGAACGCATTGTTCGGTCTTGAGTACGCTAAATACGGCGAAGAGCACAAAGAAATCTACGAAACAGAATCATCTGAGCGTAGCTTTGAAGAAGAGACAAAGCTGTCTGGCTTTGCTGCCGCACCTGTTAAAAATGAGGGCGCTGCCATCGCTTATGACAATGCGCAGGAAGCTTTCACTGCACGTTACACCCACGAAACCATTGCGATGGGCTTCGCCATCACAGAGGAAGCTGTGGAAGATAACTTGTACGACAGCCTGTCTTCACGTTATACCAAGGCTCTGGCCCGTGGTATGGCTTACACAAAGCAAGTTAAGGCCGCTTTCGTCCTGAACAACGCTTTTTCTGGCTCTGGCGTGACTTACGGTGACGGCGTTACTTTGTGTAACACTGCCCACCCATTGGTCTCCGGTGGTACTAACAGTAACACTCCATCTACTCCTGCCGACTTGAACGAGACTTCTCTTGAGAATGCCGTCATTCAGATCGCTGCTTGGACAGATGAGCGTAGCTTGCTTATCGCCGCCAAACCTAAAAAGTTGGTGATTCCACCTGCTCTGCAATTCGTTGCCACTCGTCTGCTTGAAACCGAACTCCGTGTTTCTACTGCCGACAATGACATCAACGCATTGAAGAACAACGGTTCTATCCCTGATGGCTACTGCGTTAACCACTACTTGACAGACACCAATGCTTGGTTCCTGTTGACTGATGTGCCTAACGGTTTGAAGCACTTCATCCGCACTCCCATGTCTACCAGCATGGACGGTGACTTTGACACAGGTAACGTTCGCTATAAGGCTCGTGAGCGTTACAGCTTCGGCGTGTCTGATCCTTTGGGCATCTTCGGTTCACCCGGAGCCTAATAGGTTCAAAAAAAAGAAGGGGCTTCGGCCCCTTTTTTGTTGCATTGGTTTAAACGTAGTGGTATAAACATAGTAATCCGGGCTTATCCGGTGTTCTGACAGTCCCGGCTGACGACATGCAGACAGAACACCCCAACTTGCATGTAAGGAATACATCATGGCACGCACTACGTTTCAAGGCCCAGTTCGTTCATTGGGCGGCATTTATCAACAAGGTCCAGCTACTGTTGTTGACATCACCACAAGCACCACATTAAGCCCAGAAGCTCACGGCGGTCGTATCATCGCTGTTGGTGGTTCTTTGGCTGCAGCAGTCACTTTGACATTGCCAGCAATTAACGTTTCAACAAACTCTGTTACATCTGGCCCCGGTCAAGACCCAAGCACAGCTAACAACGAAGGCGTTGTTTACACAATCTGGGTTCCTACAACCATCTCTACAAGCTCTTTGAAGATTGGTACAACTTCTGGTTCTGGCGACTTGTATGTTGGCGCTATTATTTCTATTGATTCAGACTCATCTGGCGCTGTGGTTGCCTTCTCTGCCAACGGCTCTTCCAATGACTTTATTAATTTGAACGGAACAACCACTGGTGGCGTTGCTGGCACATGGATTCAAATCGTGGCGATTGCTGCTGACAAGTACATGGTGACTGGAAACGTTATTGGTTCCGGCATTGTCGCTACACCTTTCGCAGATTCCTAATCAACCCAAGGGGCTTCGGCCCCATTTTTAAAGGAGATTGATTATGATGCAAACTGATGTAAAGTCGCTTCTTGTAGCGGCTTCGGCAACGGATACTGTTGTTGGTGGCACAAATCGTAATAGATTAAAAGCCCTCACAATTTCCTATGCGGCTACTGGTGGAACTGTTGTTGTCAAAGACGGAGCCGCAGGTTCTGTTACGCTATTCTCGTTCCCCGCTCCTACAGCAATTGGAACAATACACATCCTAATACCCGGAGAAGGTATTTTGGCTAGAACCAGCTTGGCAGTTACCACGGGTGCTGGCGCTTCTGTAGTGGTTTATTATGGCTAAGTCACCAGCATGGCAGAGGAAAGAAGGCAAGTCCGAGAAGGGCGGCTTGAACGCCAAAGGCCGAGCCTCTGCGAAAGCGCAAGGCATGAACTTGAAACCTCCCCAGCCAGAAGGCGGCTCCCGGCGAGACTCTTTCTGTGCGAGGATGAGCGGCATGAAAAAGAAATTAACAAGCGAGAAGACGGCAAAAGACCCGAACTCGCGGATTAATAAATCTTTAAGAGCTTGGAATTGCTAACATGACTGAAATCACATTAAACGAACGTGAAGAAGCCATCGCTAAAAGAGCGGCTAAGTTAGCCATTGAAGAAATGTCTGGCGAGTTCTACAAAAAAGTCGGTAAGACGGTTGTAGAAAAGTTGCTAATTTGGGTTGGCATTTTGGCTGTTGGTTTTGTTGCTGGCAAAGGCTGGGTTGTTAAGATTTAATATGCCAAGCACAAGCAAAAAGCAACACAATTTCATGGCTGCGGTGGCCAATAATCCATCGTTTGCTAAGAAAGTAGGAGTCCCACAATCCGTGGGTAAAGAGTTCAACAACGCCGATAAAGGCAAAAAATTTTCTACAGGAGGCCACATGGCTACTACAAAAATGGGCAAGCCCACAATGAAACCCGGTATGAGTACTGCCAAAGACGGCATGAAGAAGCCTACTCCTATGGCTAAGACCATGATGGCTCCCGCTACTCCTATGGGTATGAAAAAAGGCGGCATGGCTAAAGGCGGTGGTATCGAGTCTAAGGGTAAGACCAAAGGCAAGATGATTACCATGAAGAGCGGCGGCAGAACTTGCTAAGGAGCTATCATGAAAAAAGTTAGACGATATTTTGCAGGTAATGAAGTAGACGAGATGGAAGCGGCTAACAAACGTACAGAGCGTACGTTAACAAACCCTAACGCTAAAGAGTATGGCGAGGCTGGCACTTCTGAAATGGTAGAAGCTACCCCCCAAAAGGCCGCTGCTAAATCTAAAGCAGCCGCCAAACCCGCTCCTAAAGCAGCCGCTAAAGAAGCGCCTAAAGAAGCACCAAAAGCAGCCGCTAAAGAAGCCCCTGTTGATGTGACTAAGCTTTCTGTGGCTGAACGCAGAAAATTAAGTCGTGAGAATCCATCCGTTAGCGGCCCAACTGATACACGTTCAGTTAACCAACGTTTACGCGCTGCTTTTGGGTTTAGTAAAGGTGGTTCTGTTGGTTCCGCATCTAAGCGTGCTGATGGTATCGCTCAGCGGGGTAAAACTCGCGGCACTATGTGTTGAGGATTAATCATGTTGGCATCCCGTGGTATGGGCGATATTCGAGCTTCTAAAATGCCTGGTGGGAAAAAGAAAGCCCGACGGGATGACACTGACTTTACCCAGTATAAAGAGGGTGGTAAGGTCAACGCTGCTGGCAATTACACAAAGCCCGGTTTGCGCAAGCGAATTGTGTCTCAAGTAAAAGCCGCAGCAACGCAAGGCACTGGTGCAGGTCAGTGGTCGGCTCGTAAAGCTCAGCTAGTTGCCAAGAAGTACAAGGCAGCTGGCGGAGGTTATCGAGATTGAAAGCGCCTCAGAAATCATTGAAGGATTGGGGCGACCAAAAATGGAGAACCAAAAGTGGTAAAAAATCTTCTGACACAGGTGAAAGATACCTTCCTAGTGCTGCGATTAAAAGTCTCAGCCCTGCTGAGTACGCTGCTACAACGCGTGCGAAACGTGCGGGCAAAAAAGCCGGAAAACAATTCGTAGCCCAACCTAAAACGATTGCAAAGAAAACAGCAGGATTTAGATAATGGCTACTACCTCAGGAACCTCCGCGTTTAACCTAGACTTCAACGATATTGTTGAGGAGGCGTATGAGCGGGCGGGTCTTGAGGTTCGTACTGGCTATGAGTTTCGTACCGCACGCCGGTCGTTCAACATGCTTACGATTGAATGGGCTAACCGCGGCATCAATTTATGGACTATTGAGCAAGGCCAATTCGTAATGAATACCGGGCAAGGCGTCTATGCTTTGCCTAGTACTACGATTGATTTGTTGGATCAGGTGATTCGTACACAGGCATCTACGCCTAATCAGATCGACATCAACATTAGCCGCATCTCTGAGTCGACGTACTCAACATTGCCAAACAAGCTAGCTCAAGGCCGCCCCATTCAGGTGTGGATTAACCGACAATCAAACCAAAGCTATCTGTCTAGCGCGACAGTAGCAGCGACAGTTTTGAGCACTGATACAACTATCACACTCAGCACAACTAATGGCCTACCAGCAACAGGATTCATCACAATTGACTCAGAAACAATCTATTACGCTAACGTCAGCGGCAATCAACTACTTAATTGTTATCGTGGTCAGTACAACGGCAGCATTACTACAACTGCCGCTGGTCATTCAATTGGCGCAACCGTAACGGTTAATAATCTTACATCTGTGAATGTGTGGCCTACGCCTAACGCCCCTGGAGATCAGTATGTGTTTGTGTACTGGCGTATGCGCCGTATGCAAGACGCAGGTAACGGCGTCAATATCCAAGATATCCCGTTCCGCCTAATTCCTTGCATGGTGGCTGGTTTGGCATATTACGTTGGTTCTAAACGCAACGATGTCTCTCCTGACCGAATCGCCATGCTCAAATCCATCTATGAAGAGCAGTGGCTGTTAGCCTCGCAAGAAGATAGGGATAAAGCTCCTGATCGGTTTATACCTCGTCAGATGTTCTATAGGTGATGTATGCCTAGCAGATACGCTTCTGGTAAATATGCAATTGCTCAGTGTGACCGCTGTGATGAGCGGTATATGCTGAAGGACTTGAAAAAAGAGATTATCAAGACGCGCCTATTTAATTTAAAAGTGTGTCCTGAATGTTGGGATCCTGATCAACCTCAGTTACAGTTGGGTATGTACCCAGTGGATGACCCACAAGCTGTACGAGAGCCACGTCCTGATGTAAGCTATACACAGTCTGGTACTAACGGATTGCAGATCCTATTAACTAATAGCGTCGCACCAGATGGGTTTGGGTTTCCAAACCAAGGTAGTAGAGATATTCAGTGGGGGTGGAACCCTGTTGGTGGGGCAAGTAGTTTTGATTCGGTTTTAACGCCAAACTACTTGGTTTTATACGCGGAAGTTGGTACAGTAACGGTACAGATAGGAGCTTAATATGGACAAAGCAGATTTGAAACAAGATAAAAAGATGATAGCTGGAGCCGTGCATAAACACGAGAAGAAGCTGCATCCAGGTAAGCCCATGACAAAATTTGCCAAGGGTGGTAAAACTAACGCTCAGATGAAAACTCTGGGTCGTGGTTTGGCTAAAGTTGCTAATCAAAAGAAATCATCTTTCACCTATAAAAAAGGCGGTTGATATGGCTAAATTTAGTCAAAAACAAGGCGGTAAAGAAGTAGGCAATGCCGAAGTCTACGCCCCACCACACACCATGACTGGCGGTAAAGTTGAGCTTGGTAACGGCTACAGCGGTGCTAAGCCTTCCCGCGCAGACACTGTGAATATGTCTGTCGGTAACGTTAACCGTAATGGTTATAACCCCGATGTAAAGACAACTGGTATCAAAGTT